GATCACCATCAGCGAAATGGACACCAACAATCCAGCGCTGTCGGCCAACATCACGGCGCGGTCCTCGCCCACAGGCGGCGCGACTGCTGGGGCCTTGCTCAGTCAGCGTTGGGTGTTTACGGAGGAGACTTCTGCTCCTTCCGGTATCGCGGGCACGTTGGGTGCGGAGTTCGTTCGGAATGAAGGGGCCGATGTGATCGTGCGCGAGAACAGCGGCTTGCGTTTTGTGCAGGGGACTGTGGCATCGGTCGGTAACCTCGCGTTCGAGATCACGTTCGAGGTCTTCTAAGCCATGTTGCTGGCCCTGCTCCTCGGCCAGGGCACAGCCGGGCCGGTAACGCACGCCACCTCGGGCGCGCTGGCGGGGCCGGGCGCTGCCGTTGCAGGGGCTGCAGCACGCACCAGAGCGCACGACACCACAGGCGCTTTAACAGGCCCCGGATCAACAGTCGTCGGCGCTGCTGCCCGCGCTTCCGGTGCTGTTACCCACGCCACCACAGGCGCGCTGACAGGCCCCGGATCGACCGTTGCCGGCGCATCGGCAAGGACACGGGCGCACCCCACGACAGGCGTGCTGGCAGGCCCCGGATCGGCGGTTGCCGGCTCGGCTACACGGATTGCAGCGCCTGTCACGCATGCCACCAGCGGCGCTCTGAGTGGCCCCGGCGCTACGGTTGTCGGCGCGGCGGCACGCACCCGCGCGCATGCGACAAGCGGCGTGCTTACGGCGCAAGGCTCAACGGTTACGGGCGCTGCGGTCCACAACATACCGCACGCCACCAGCGGTGTTCTTGCCGGGCCGGGAGCTACGGTTACGGGTGCTGCTGCTCGCACGCGGGTCCACACCACCGATGGTGTGCTGACTGGCAGTGGCGCAATCATTGTTGGAACGGCCACCCAGCCGCTCGTAAGCAGCGGTGTTTTGGTTGGCGCGGGGGCAAGCCTTGCAGGCACTGCATCTCGCATATCGGCATACCCTGATCCATCAGATGTGCGCGCAGGCGTACAATATGGGCCAGGTGGCATCTATGTCGGCACCTTGACCGCTACACCTGGCCAAATCACAATCGGCCTGCGGTCCTTCACCGGGAGATTTTGAATGGCGATCAACCTCAAAGCCGTAACCACTCGGTTGGGCTACCAGCAGATCACTTCGCTGTCATCGGCTACCGGCCTGACAGTTCCGCAGACCGACCTCAACGGTCTGGCCTGCAAGCCCAGCATTGCCATCATCGTGGCTGAAGGCGCGGCGGTTCGTTGGCGTGATGACAACTCGGCGCCCACCGCATCGGTCGGCATGCCGCTGGCCACGGGCGTCACGTTCCAGTACGACGGCGATCTGAACAAGATTCAGTTCATCGAGCAGACTGGCACTGCCAAGCTGAACGTCTCTTACTACTCATAAGGGGTTGTCATGGTCGTCTACGGAGACAGCGGCAGCATCGACTCAGACAAGTTTCTTGAGTACATCGCCAAGCAATTCCCTCTCGATTTGGCCCAACTGGTCAAGACCAAGGACGAACTGGCCAAGCGCCAAGGCGCCTTGTCGGCAGTTGACAAGGCCAACAAGGACCGCGAAAAAGCTGCGGCTGAGTTGGACGCGGCCAACGCCAAAGCATCCTCCATTCTGGCTGACGCGCAAGCCGAAGCACTGGCAGTTCAAGCCAAGAAGGCTGAGATTGAAGCCCAGGCTGCGGTGCTGGAGCAAGCACAGAAGGCGTTTGCTGCCGAGGCCGCTGACAAGACCGTCAGCTTGATGAACCGCGAGCAGCAGGCCGCCAACCGCGAAGCTGCTGCGGCGGCGCTGCAGGCCGACTACACGGCCAAGCTGCAAGTTGTTGAGGCTGATCGCGCTGCGCTGAACGTCCGCATCAAGGCGTTTCAAGACAAGGTTGCTGCTCTCAGCGTTTGAGGTAAGGTATGGCCACCGTCTTCCTTTCTCCTGTTGGCGGTGTAGCCGCGCAGTTTTTTGACAACAACGGCGTTCCGTTGGCTGGCGGAAAACTGTACACGTACCAGGCCGGAACCACGACGCCGCAAGCCACGTACACCACAAGTTCTGGCACGGTAGCACGCACAAATCCGATCATTTTGAACTCCGCCGGCCGCGTGCCGGACGGAGGTGAAATTTGGGTTACGTCGCAGCCATATAAGTTCATCCTCAACACGTCAACAGACGTGTTGGTTGCCACTTACGACAACATCACCGGACAAGGCATAGGTGGCTACACCGCGCAGAACTTCACGGGCAACGGAGTCACTGTTTCGTTTACGTTGTCTGGCGAACCCAACGGCGAAAACTCTACGTTTGTCTTTGTAAACGGGGTGTACCAGCAAAAGAACACGTACTCTGTCACAGGCACAACGTTGCTTTTTTCAGAAGCACCGCCTTTGACTTCGGCCATTGAAGTGATGTTTAACTGATCGGAGCCGCACTGTGGCCAACACAAAGATTTCCGCCTTAACCGCAGCCACCACGCCGCTTGCGGGGACTGAAGTTTTGCCGATTGTGCAGTCTGGTTCAACGGTTAAGGTCAGCGTTGCAAACTTAACCGCTGGCCGCGCAGTCGCGTCTGCCGGAGGCACGTTTTCAGACAACTTTGTCCAAGGCACTGCAGCCAAAGGCGTCAACTTCACCGCGAACACGCCCGCAGCGGGCATGACGAGCCAGTTGCTGAACTGGTACGAGGAGGGGACTTGGACGCCTACGATTGCGTTTGCTACTAACGGCAATTTGGCTGTAACGTACAGCGACCAAATCGGGCGTTACACAAGAATTGGGCGTCAGGTCACGGTGTCGTTTTGGATTACCACATCTTCCTTTACGCACACCACAGCATCTGGCGTTATGCGTATCACTGGTTGCCCATTTAACGCCGCAAATACTTACCAGAACACTGCCGCTGTCACAGTTCTTCAAGGTGTTACCAAAGCAAATTACACCTGTTTTGGTTTTTATGCAAACGCTGGCTCATCAGATTTAACCAGTTCTGCTTCTGGCTCAGGGCAAGGATGGGACAACATCACAGCAGCCAATATGCCTACTGGCGGCACGGTGTACATTGCTTGTACCTTGACGTATTTTGTCTGAGGATAAATTATGGCACTGACCAAAGTCACATACTCCATGATTGACGGCGCGGTTGCAAACGCGCTGGATTATGGGGCCGATCCCACTGGCGCTGTGGACAGCACCACGGCCATTACAAATGCGTTAACAGCGGCAAGTGTGGTGTTCCTTCCTGCTGGCACTTACAAGGTGTCGCAGATCGTCATTACCGGCTCAGGCAACAGCGCCGTGTTCGGCAAGACTTTACGCGGCGCTGGGATTGGTATGACAACCATAGTCGGCGCGGTAGCCGGGACATCAGTGATTCGTTTCGGTACATCTGGCGGCTGGGTTGATGAACCTAATCTTCAAGAATATCGTTCCGACTACTGTGCGCTGGAAGATTTGAGCATCAACGCCAGCGCGGCCTACACCTACGGTGTGGAATGCCAGTGGATGACCAATTCGTCCTGGAGCAACATTTCAATTTCTGACGGCGGTCTTGGTGGAAGCATAACGACTGGCTTTTACCTTGATTTTTCTTGGGACAACGATTTTGTTCACATGACCATTGCTGCCGAAAACGGTGTCCAGATGGGAAGTCATGGCCCTAACAGAAATTCTTTCCACGGTCTGCGAGTTGCTGGTGGCGGCTCGCCTGGCATCGGTTTTGATTTTGCAGGTTCTGCAAACTCTGTGTTTGGCCTTGATGCTTCTGCCTATTACGCTGGAGTAGCGTCGAGCAATGGTGGCTTTGGGTTGACAATTCACGGCGGCTATTTTGAGTCTAACGATTACGACATAAATTTGAACAATTGTTCTGGCATTTCAGTAACTGGCTGTCGTTTTATTGTTGGCATCAACAACAACATTGCAATCACGCAAGCGGGCGGCGCAAACGTTCGCGGGTTTTTGATAGCGGGCAACGCATTCACCAATAAAACATCGTGCATTCGGCCCACAGCAAACACACAGGAATGGGTTGCTCATGGAAATGAATTTGTTTCCTGTACGGCCACCATCGACCCCGTTGGCACTGGGGGAAATTACCATGTTTTTGAAAACTACGAGTATTCATTTACTCCAGTGTTCACAAACTTGGTAACGACAGGCTCGCCGACCTACTCTGGCAAGTATATTCGGATGGGTAAAACCATTCGATTTGTTGTTTTTATTGATGATGCTGGCGGCACCACTGCATCAACTGCTGGCAGCACATACTTCACAGGTTTGCCGACTGCCGTTGCCAATGGTGGTAACTTGTCTGCGGTTGACAGCGCGATTGCCAATCTCGGAAATGGGTTGGTGGCTACCATTTACGCATACACCCCAACGTGGGGCGCGAATGGAAATCAGATCATCATCAGCGGTTCTTATACCGTTGCTTGACACGCGCCTTCTTAGCGCATAATCTGAGAACCGTACTGGCCCGGTAGACCAGGGCTCTACATGAGCAACCATGACTGAACAAGTCCAAGAAGCCTTAGCGGAAGTAGACTCCGCGCCAGCACCCGAGGCGACGGCCGCCCCGGATTCTGCATCGCTTACGCCGGATGTTGCTGACGAAGCATCAGATCAGACTGCGGATGAACGAAAGTTCTCGCAAACCGAACTGGATGCGGCTATCAGCAAGCGCCTCGCAAGAGAACAACGCAAGTGGGAACGAGAGCAGCAAGCTCGGGCCGCAGAGATGCAAGCCCGGCAGGCTATGCCCAGAGAAATTCCGCCCGTTGATCAGTTTTCATCGCCTGAGGCTTACGCGGAAGCGTTGGCTATGAAGAAGGCGGAAGAACTGATCGCGTTGCGGGAGCATCAGAGGGAACAGGCTGCTGTTCTTGATGCTTTTCACGAACGTGAAGAGGAGGCCAGGGCTAAATATGACGACTTCCAAGAAGTCGCGTACAACCCTCAACTCCGCGTCACGGACGTGATGGCAGAAACCATCCGGTCGTCTGACAACGGGCCTGACATAGCTTACTGGCTTGGCAGCAACCCGAAAGAAGCTGATCGGATTTCCCGTTTGCCGCCACTGTTGCAAGCGCGCGAAATTGGTAAGGTAGAGGCCAAATTGTCCTCTAACCCTTTGCAGAAAAAAACTTCGTCTGCTCCTGCACCGATCAAACCGGGGGGCGCGCGCGCTTTAGGCAATCCGAGTTACGATACGACTGATCCTCGGTCGGTCAAATCTATGAGTACTTCGGATTGGATTGAAGCTGAACGAGCCCGCCAGATGCGAAAGATGCAAGCGCAAATGTCCCGCTAAGACTTGAAAGGAGCCCGCTGTGGCCAACAGTATTCTGACCATTGACATGATCACCAGGAAGGCCCTGGAGATCCTTGAGAACAACCTCGTTCTGACCCGTAACGTCAACCGCCAATACGACGACTCGTTCGCCGTTGAAGGCGCCAAGATCGGTTCTACCCTGCGTATCCGTCTGCCGGACCGCGCTCTGGTGACCGATGGTGCCGCTCTGCAAGTGCAGGACGACAACGAGCAGTTCACGACCCTGACGGTCGCCTCGCAGAAGCACATCGGCGTGAACTTTACGTCCGCCGAGTTGACGATGCAGTTGGACGACTTCGCCGGTCGTGTGCTGAAGCCTCGTATCAGCCAGCTTGCCTCCAGCATCGACGCTGACGTGGCCAACGCCTTCAAGACGATTGGTAACTC